GTGTGCTGCTGTCGGTCTTGTAGACTTTCCCTTCGAGTTTGACATCCCAAGGGGTGTTCCTCCACTCATCGAGACTGTTGATTTCACCGTGGAGAATGGTGTCGCCCTCTGGTGTAAGGGCCAGATTCATCCCATCGTCTCCGCAGTAGAAAGAGGCGATGTGGTGGTCAAGGTGTCGCATGTGGATGTTGAGGTGGTTTTTCTCAGCGGAACGGTGCATGCAGATGAGGTTGACTACCTTCTGTAGTACGCAGTTCAACCTGATTGTGTTGGGGAAGCCAGAGGGGTTTCCGCAGTGCTTGATGTACACCCGGCCCGATTTGAACACCATCCGGGAGTGAATGGCAGCTTGTGCGAGATAATGAGCCACCAGGATAGGCATGCCCAAGCACATGATGACGCAGTACACGTAAAAGAAATACTCCATCAAGGTGCGGGGGATGAACTTGTCCCAGTTCGTCAGGTCTGTTGAGCTGGCAGACACCGCATTCGCCCAGTTCTCCGTGATGCGTTGTTGCATGGGGACGTTGGGGTTGTGCGCAATGAAATTGTCCGAGAAGTCGTCTGAGGACCATGCGGAGTCTGAGTCCATGAAACAGTACAACCATACTAGCTTGTAAGTCACTGGGGGGGCCATGATTGAACGGTACTTTCCTTGCCTGGTGGCCTTGAACTTGTACTTGTCTTTCTTGGCTTGTAGGTTCCAAAACACAGCGTTTCCCAGGTCCACACCAGCTTCAATGGCCTTTATGTAAAAGACCATGTAGTCAGCCAGGTGTTTCTTGCCTGAGAGGAGGCATCCACCACCGAGGGCGGTGATGAAGTCGAGTTGGGATTTGAAATCGTTCCCCAGCAACTGTGTGCCGTGGATGTCCGGAATTTTACAGTTTCCGGGGGTACTGCTCATAGGAAGCTTGTCGACTGCCTGCATGAATCTGCGGAGACGGGTGGCGTCCTTGTCGGTGCCTGGGGGCAGGTTCGCGGTGGGGTAGGTGTCACGCGTCGCTTCGTCGTCTTCAATAACGACTCTGAACGCTCGTGCCAACTCCGAAGCGGTGGGCTCCGCCCCTGGGGCAAATCCTCTCGCGTTGCCATACTTATTCGCTTCAGTCACTACAAATTGGGGGCTTGGAGTGCCGTAAACGAAAGGGTTCGGCGCGATCGGGTGCTCGTCAGGGTTGAAGGCGTTCCGCTTCCAGAACTTCGCCTGTGCACACATTGTCCGTTGCTCGAGCCATTCGCCGGTGTCTTCCAGGGTAACATCCACGCCTACCTCCTTAGCTTGTAGCTGGGGTGGGCAGAGGGCGTTGAGCCTGTTCAGAAACTTGGCGCGGTTCTTAGCGTTGAGACGTGTCATTGGGTCGTTCCGTGCTTGCCTGTCGAAGAAGTACGTCTTCTCCTGCGGGGTTAGTGTTGTTTCCCAATCCCCAAAGAGCAAGGCCGTGTCGATCCGGTCCGCACCGGGGGCTGCGAACTTCAAGCGTAGCAGCCCGGCCTTGGTGTGGCGCATGCATTCAATTGCTGGCGCCGCACAACATCCAGGGCACCTCAGGATGGTTTCCATGCGCTGGCAGTCGTCGGAATAGGAGAGGGCAGAGACCGGGCTCCTGGCTTGGACTTCCGGCTGCTTAGCTTTCCCTTTGCCCTTCTTCGGGCCGCTTCCTTCGAC